CTTAGTAGTATGGTGGTTTACGCTCTTCTACCACTTATGCCTTTTATCCCTGAGTCCCGTTTGTCCACTATGGCTTCTTTAAGCGACATGCTATTTCTTAGTCAGGCAAGCATTGTGGGGCTATACTTTGGCGCTACTGCGTATATGGCAAAACGATGAGCATACTTGGATCAATCATAGGCCCAGCTACTCAGCTACTAGATAAAGTAATTGAGGACAAAGACGAAAAGAATCGTATCGCCTTTGAGTTGAGCACTCTTGCAGAGCGCCATGCCAATGAGTTAGCCAAGGGGCAGCTAGAGGTCAACAAGGTTGAGGCGGCGCACCATAGTATATTTGTTAGCGGATGGAGACCCTGTATCGGTTGGGTGTGTGCGCTGGGTCTTTTATACAATACGATTCTTTCAAACATACTTGGCATCTGGGTAGAGGTGCCAGAAATAGACACTACGCTGCTCGTCCCCGTTATGATGGGGATGTTGGGTCTCGGCGCAATGAGATCCTACGAAAAGGTACAAGGCGTAAGCAGGGAGAAATAGATGTCAAAAGATTTAATAGAAATGTTGCGAAGACATGAGGGTGTGCGCAGTCATGCGTACAAGTGTTCAGAGGATATGATCACTGTAGGCGTCGGGCGCAACATTGACGAGAACGGCGGCCTTGGGCTGTCTGAAGACGAGATAGATTACTTGCTGGAGAACGACATCACCAGAGTTCGTCAGGAATTGACGGATACCTACTTCTGGTTCCCGGCTCTTAACGAAGCGCGGCAGGATGCAATGATCGACATCAGTTTTAATCTGGGTCAGACAAGGTTGCGTGGGTTCGTCAAAGCCGTTGAAGCCATGTCCCGCGAGCAGTTCGATATTGCCGCTGATGAATTTATGGACAGCCGCTGGAGCCAGCAAGTGGGCAATCGTGCCGTAGAAGTCACTGAGATGATACGCACAGGGGAGTATCAGTAATGCCACTACAAAAGTTTATCTTCAATCCCGGCATCAACAAAGAAGGCACCGACTACACCGCAGAAGGCGGTTGGTTTGATGGCAACTTGGTTCGTTTCCGTAAGGGTTTGCCAGAAAAGATAGGCGGTTGGCAGAAATACATACAAGCTTCATATGAAGGCACTGGCCGTAAACTGTTTGGATGGGTCGATCTTGACGGTACAAAGCTCTTGGGCCTCGGCACACGGAACAAGCTATACATTCAAGAGGGCTCTTCATACAACGACATAACCCCGATTCGCGCTACCACCGCTGCCGGAGATGTCACTTTTGCTGCGACCAACGGGTCCAGCACCATTACGGTTACAGACACTGGTCACGGGGCTGTTAACGGCGATTTTGTGACGTTTTCTGGTGCTGCAACCCTTGGGGGAAACATTACTGCGGCTGTCTTGAATCAAGAATATCAAGTCCTTACAGTACCCACCGCTAGTACCTTTACAATCACAGCAAAAGACACGGATGGTGTGGCCGTTACCGCAAATAGCAGCGATAGCGGCAATGGTGGCGGCTCTGTTGTTGGAACCTATCAAATAAACTCTGGTTTGGACGTGTTCGTAGACGGCACCGGTTGGGGTGTAGGCACGTGGTCCTCCGGTACATGGGGATCTACCACGTCTTTGGGCGATGCGAACCAGTTACGATTGTGGTCTATGGACAACTTTGGCGAAGATCTAATCTCTAACCCGCGCGCGGGCAGCATTTACTACTGGGACAAGACAAACGGCTTGAACACAAGAGCCGTAGCTTTGAGCTCATTGTCCGGGGCTAACGCTGCGCCGACCAAAGGCTTACAAGTAATTGTGTCGGATGTCGATCGACATGTGCTGGTGTTGGGCGCCGATCCGTTGACGGACGTCGCGGGAACAACCCGAACAGGCACAATTGACCCTTTACTTATTGCTTTTTCTGACCAAGAGAACGCTGCGGAATGGGAACCAAGAGCCGACACTACGGCGGGATCACTGCGTTGTTCGGCAGGTTCTGAGATCATTGGTGGTCTAAGGGCCCGCCAAGAAACTCTTATCTGGACCGACGTTGCGCTATACAGCCTACAATTTATAGGCACGCCGCTTACTTTCGGTCTTAACTTAGTAAACGAGGGCGTCAGCCTCATGGGCCCTAATGCCGCTGTAAACACTCCGTCTGGCGTATATTGGATGGATAAAAAAGGCTTTTACATGTACAACGGCGGCGTTTCAGTTGTTCCATGCAGTGTGCATTCGTACGTCTTTTCAGACATCAACGAAGGTCAAGCGTTTCAGTTTTTTGCATTTGTAAACAAGCAATTTAATGAAGTCGGTTGGTTCTACTGCTCTTCCGATAGCGATGCGATTGACCGATACGTGGTTTACAACTATTTAGAGCAAACGTGGAACATCGGACAGTTGTCTCGTACAGCGTGGTTGGACGAGGGTATTGTGGCTTTCCCAAGGGCTGCAGGCGTCAACAGTGATTCCAACAATTGCTTGTTTCAACACGAAACAGGTAACGATAACGACGGTAGTCCGATGGACAACGTGTTTATTGAATCGGCTGACTTCGATATTGGCGATGGCGAAGAGTTTCAATTTATACGCCGCATGATTCCCGACGTGAAATTCAACGGCAACGGCGGCAGCGATCAGGCTATAAACGTCGTGTTAAAAGCTAGGAACTTCCCCGGCAGCACACTGACCACGGACCAAACCACCAGCTTTACTGCTACAACCACAAAAGTAGACATGCGGGCTAGAGCAAGACAGGCCGCAGTGCGATTCGAATCTGACGATGACGCCTCTACAGACGTGCGTTTGGGTGTCGGTTTTAGGTTGGGCGCGACTCGTTTAGACCTGCAAGCTAACGGTCGACGATGAGCAAGCTTCTACAAGGTAGATTACCGTTTGCGGCCGGGCAATCTGTAGACTCCAACACCTATAACAAGGCTGTACGTTTATTAGAGATCAGTTTAGACTCAGTCGATCCGGATTCTACGCCGCAGTTTACGAATACAAAGAGAGACCAACTAAAATTCGCGAGAGGGGATTTGATTTGGAATCTAACTTTAAACCTGCTGCAGGTATACGATGGGGCTAATTGGATCAGCCTGTCGCAAGAGTTGCCATACACAACCGACCCCTTGGAAGCGCAAGGACTTGTAGGTAGTGTACAGGTAATAAATAAGGGCGCGATTGTTGTAACCGTCGGATAAATTATGGGACAAGCTGCACTTCAGTACGATGAGTTTGAGGATATTGAACCGATAGAGGTTCCTGCTGGTGGCATCGCCACGTTTTTGACCGCGACTGAAGGCTCTTGGGCCACGGACGACGAAGACGATTTGCCCCAATCGGGCATTGCTCAAGTTAAACGAGTGGCCGATCAACTAGCACAGTTTGGTCGCCACGAAGACGAATACATGATTCACGCTGCAGAAGGCGAAACCGTCATACCGATGGAGGTCTTCCGCAAAAACCCAATTCTACAAGAACGTATCTTCCAACAAATGCGCGACATGGGCATTGAGCCCGAGCGGTATGTGGTAGGTAACGAGCTTAACTCCTTGAACCCGGTCACCGGGCAACCAGAATTCTTCTTGAAGAAGCTGTTTAAGGGCCTCAAAAAGTTTGTAAAAAAAGCCGTCACGGTTGTATTACCGATTGTGGGTGCTGCTTTTCTTGGACCTTTGGGCGCGGCCGCCGGATCAGGCATAGCCACCTTGATAAATGGCGGTAATCTGAAGGATGCGTTGAAATCAGCCGCTATTAGCGGTCTGACAGCCGGTGTAATGAATGGTATCAGTGGTGGTATGTCCGCCGCTGGTGAGGGCGGTAGTTTCTTCCAAGGCGCCAAAGCAGGCGCATTTGGTGAGGGTGCGTTTACTAGGACGATCGGTGAAGCAGCAACGGCGGGTGCTGACGCAATAACTCAAACGGTAACACCTCCTGCACCGGTTGATGCGTCTGTGGCCCCGGTCACAGATGCGGAAGTTACAAAAGCACTCGTTGAACCTCCGGAGATCCCAGAGATTACCTCGATAGCGCAGCCTTCTAAGGTGCCTACAACACCGAGAAGTCCGCTCGATCCCATACCCCAGACAAGCGGCGCACAAAATTTGACATCGCGCTCGGCAACTCCAGACATGATTACAAGTGACACCGAAGCTCTGCGACGCATGGGTTTCAGTGATTCGCAAATACGAGATTATCAAGGGGGTACAGGAGCATCTACGACGGGCGCTGGCGGGGCTTCTGCGGGGGCGGGAGCAGGTGCAGCCGCGACGGCAAAGACGGTTCCGGTCTCTAGTTTTCGGGAGGGTATTGATCGCCTGTTGCCGGGTGGTGAACTAGGTTTCGATCCAATCCGGGGATTCAAAGACGTCTTTATGCCTAGAGCAGGCCAAAGAGCCGCTGCAGAAGAGTATGTTCGGAACACACAAAAGGGACTAGCGGCGGGATCACCGAATTTTGAGGCGGCCGTCAAAAAAATAATGGATGCTTCAAGCAAGCCCGGTTTTATTCGTAGCTATGCACCAGCTATTGGCGGAATCATGGCTTTAGACGCCTTGAACAGAGAAGAACCGCAAGATTTTAACGTAGCGGAGCAAGTTACCGGTTTTAATCTTTTAGAAGGACCAGAAGGCAATAAGTATCGCCTCGGGTCAAACACGATGCAGTTGCCCGTGAGTTACACAATTCAAGACGTTTCTGACCAATACAAGCCTCTTCAAACGCCCGTTTATCAACCAGTTCCCGTAGGCGTAGCGGATGGCGGCGAAATTGAAAACTTCCCTCGTATGAACGGACGTATCGATGGTCCGGGCACAGAAACCAGTGATGATATCCCGGCTATGCTGAGTGACGGCGAGTTTGTATTTACGGCAAAAGCCGTGCGTGGCGCCGGTAACGGCAGTCGAGAAAACGGAATGAAGAACATGTACGACCTAATGAGCAAGTTTGAGAGAATGGCGTAATGGCAGAGAACACAACCACAACGCAGATTGTCCGCGAAGCGCCGGAGATTGAGGCGTATAAAGCGGGCCTTTACGCAGATTCCTTAGACTACATAAAGCGTCTGCAAGGCATCGATCCCGCCACGGGCCAGCCCATTATTGATCCCGAAACGGGTCAACCTACAGGACCTGTCGCCTTACCAACACAAGCCGTCGCAGGCATGACTGCCGATCAGATCGCTGCGGGCGACTTGATTCGCACCGGTATTGGGGGTTACGAGCCCTTTCTAACTGGCGCGTTAGAGTCGACTCAAGCAGGTCAAGACGTTATCACTGCGGGTGCTCTACCCGGTATTGAAGCTGCACTGTTGGCACAACAGGGCGGACTTGGGACTTTGCGCGATGCGCAGACGTTGGCAGCCGTCACTCGATCAGAGCCTTACAGCTTCCGTGATCAGGCAATACAGGGTCTTTCTAGGGCGGCTAGTGACATTACAGGAGCCGCTGCTGGGGTTCCCTTACAGGTACAAGCCGCACAGCAAGGACTTTCTGCTGCTGATGTGGCTGCACAACGAGCAGCGTCTGAAACTGCAACACGATTAGGGCTTGGTGCCGAACAAGGCAGGCAACTGGCTGCTGACGTGGGGATCGGGGCTCTTGGAACAGCCGGTGCATTGGGTGGACAGCTTGGCGCGGCTACTCGTGGTGGTTTACAGACCGCCGCTCAAGGACAACGCGGCATCTTGCAATCTCGACAGGATATTGGCGGCATCCGAGGCGGACTTACGGACGCGGGGGCACAATTCGATCCTAGTGGCATAGCGTCTTTCATGGACCCTTATACGCAACAAGTAGTAGAAGCGGCCCGACAAGAGTCTTTGCGAACCGGTGAATTACAAAAACAACAAGCTGCAGCACAACAAGTGGCTGCAGGCGCGTTTGGCGGATCTAGAGGCGCGGTACAAGCTGCGGAAATAGACCGTGCTATCAACGATCAGATCGCTAGACAAACGGCTGGGTTACTTAGCCAAGGCTACGGACAAGCACTGCAAGCGTCACAACAAGCGTTTGAGGCAGGCAAAGGACGCGAATTACAAGCGGCCGGTCTTGGTGGTCAGTTGGCGCAGTCCGAAGCAGGGCTCTCGGCTCAAGGCGCACAATTAGGCATGTCGGCTCAACAACAAGCTGCTGCAAACGCACAGGCGCAGGCACAAGCCGCACAAGCTGCTCAACAGCTACGCGGTTCGATTGGTCTGCAGGCTGGTCAAATGGGACAACAGGCTGCTTTACAAGGCGGTCAGCTTGGTATGTCCGCAGCAGAAATTGCACAGCGCGGTGCTTTACAAGGCGGTCAGCTTGGTATGCAAGGTCAGCAAGCCTTAGCTTCAATGGCGGGTCAAAGAGCCGATCTGGCACGCGCAGGCGGCCAGCTAGGACTACAGTTTGGTCAGCTAGGCCAAGCCGACGTGTCACAACT